GATATAAATAATTTTTTAAATAATTTTATTAATACTAACGATATTGGTGCAGTTGAGGCTGCTGGAGGACGTCGTAAAAAATCTAGAAAGCTAAGAAAAACTAAGAAGTCTAGAAAATCTAGAAGATATAGAAAATAATAGTCGCTTAAAAGACTTTGTCCGAAAGCTTTAAACAGCATACATAAGCGCCGCATTACCACCAATAAATGTTACCATATTGACTCGTTCTTCAATTAAATACATATTAAAATTATAATCATAAATACGCCAAGTTGGTTTATTTATACCTACAATCTCTCCAGTAGTTGGATCGCAAATTGTTAACACTTGCGCATATGGATCTACCGGCGGCACAATTGTAGTAAATTCAAATTGGACGTTAGTAAATCTACTCATATTCATTGCTCCTGATGGCTGCGTTGAATATGGACTCGTATCCAAGCAAAAGTTATAACAATATAATCCAGGCGGTGCTGCACCTGCTGTTCTTGTGTATTTTTCAACATAATTATATACTCCTGCAGGTAATATATTCTCTCTATATTGTCCGTCCAACAATATTCCAAGTGCCAACAATATTTGCTTTAAGTTTTGAGGATTATATATTCCAGATATATACAAACCACTTAACGTGCCATCTGGATTTAAACCTGGACCTAAAAGTGGTGGATTAGGTGGTGATGGTGCGGGATTTGGATAGTTACCTGCAGTTGATGCTGGGCTAACATCTTGCGGCATATAATTATAAGGCCAATTGGTGTAATTCGACCATTGATTACGTAAATTTGCGTCACTACGTTGAAAATAAAACATCCAACTGATTACCATACCAATGGAATCTAAATCGATTTTATTTGCTCCTGTTACATTGTAATAAGGTTTTTCATAAACTTGTTTAATCAAATATTTTTGCTCGTTCTTTGCAAAGATTTCCGCTTCATCATTCGAGAGAAAGCAATAAGTACAATTTAAGTGAATATCCGCATTCCAGTTTGTTCTTGTATCCACATATGAAGTTGGTCCCAATTCTTCGTCAGGTGGTGTTTGAAGAAATCTGTAAAACTGCATATAAAATTGGTTGAAATTGGGCGCGACTACAGGAAAATTATTGGTATAATCCATAACATCGCGAATTGTGAACCACTCGTTAATTGGTCTAAAAGTTACATTAATTTGTAATTCGTTATATTGTAAAGCAATTAAGGGAAATGCTTGCGTTGTAACAAGACTAAACCAAGAGCCAAGTGGAATATAAAGTATGCGTCCCATTATAGAAGGCTGCGCCCCTGCTGGACTTGTCGTATAAAATGCGCTAGGATATGCGTTTACACGTGCGCCGGAATTTGCTGGGTCGTTTAACTCTGGCACATTGCCTATCATCTCGTCAAATAAGGTCAACTTTTGCCCTGAAAAATCCCTTCTTGCGGAGTTTAAAATATATTGGCCGGAATATTGTTGTAATTGTTGGTTGCCACACGTAATTGTAATGTGGCTAATAATTTGTGCGCCTAAATTTTCAATCCATTGGAATTCATAGGGCGCCCAATTTGTGTAAACTGTGCTGCCATCTGCTTGCGGAACTGCTTGTGGTGGCATAATTGGACTCCATATATTAGGCAAATTTATAGAAATGTATGTATCCATAAGGAGATCCGCATAGCGTTTTACCTTAAATGTAAAAGTAGATTCAGTTGTGAGACCTAAAGATGGTGTGCCTTCGTAATCCAAACGAAAATTTTGCTTACCAAAGTTTGTGTATTTTTTATATGTTGCTTTCCAAAAAGATTTACTTGGATTTGAGTTAAGTATTACGTTTTGTTGCCCTACTGCGACTAGTTGCATTAATCCTCCAGCCATAATTAATATATATTAATGCTATTATTTAATTCTTAATTTCATCATAATATAATTTAATTATTCTTCTAAAATTAAAAATAATATATTATATTAGATAGTTATGTCAACAAATTCAACAGATTATTTAAGCGCAATAAAGGGTCTTGATGAAGATTTCCAAAGTTATGTTATAATTGCCTTTACATTTATTATTTTGATTGTATTTATTGGATATATGATTTACTTAACTAAATTAGAAAAAGGAGAATGTAGTTATATGAATAATTTATATTCATCCATCGATGGTAATATAAGACCTATTAATTCAAACGATTCTGACTGCAGCGGTAACTTATGTGATTATTATATTAAAACGGCTTACAACGCTTGCAGTGGTGGCAGTTATAAGAATGATTTCGTAGATGTTTGCAATTTAAAGGCAGTTATCGGTCAAGGTGTTCGCTGTCTTGATTTTGAAATTTATTCAATCGATAATCAACCCGTTGTTGCCACCAGCACAAACGATAGTTATTTCATTAAGGAAACATTTAACTCGGTTCCATTTGGCACTGTAATGGATACAATTAACGGCTACGCATTTTCAGGCGGAACTTGCCCGAACCCTACCGACCCCTTAATTATTCATTTAAGAATTAAAAGTAATAATCAAAAGATGTATACCAATTTAGCCACAATATTTAAGTCTTATCCAAATTTAATGCTTGGCAAGGACTATAGTTTTGAAAATTCTGGCAAAAATTTAGGATTAAATCCATTATTATCTTTTCAAAATAAGGTCATCTTAATTGTAGACAAAATTAATAATTCGTTTTTACATAATGACGAGTTTTTAGAATATGTTAATTTAACAAGTAATTCAATTTTTATGAGAGGATATAACTACTACAATGTTAAAAATAGTCCTGATACTCAAGAACTAAGTAATTATAATAAAACAGGTATGACAATTGTTTTTCCTGATAGCGGCAGCGCACCTAGTAATCCAAGTGGTCTTTTATGCCGCAATTATGGTTGTCAAATGGTCGCAATGCGCTATCAATTGGTTGATAATTTCTTGATGGAAAACACAGGATTTTTTGACGAAGGTGGATACGCATTTTGCTTAAAACCAGCGGCATTACGTAATCAACCTGTTACTATTCCAACACCAACACCACAAAATCCACAATATTCTTATGCTACAAGAACAGTGTCAACAGATTATTATAGTTTCAAGACTTAAAATCATAATTTTTCAAGATTTTTCGAGTTTCATTTATATTTATTGTAAAAAAAATAATAATTATAATTTGTATAATTATTATTATCATGTCAATACCTTATATAATTATAGAAGCAAGACCTAGCACATATTTGCCCTCTATTATCTATATAAAGGGAATTATAGAGGAATATAAAGTTAAAAATTATTTATTTGATTCGTTAATTGAATTTATACAGAGAGAAACAGCATTTTCAAATATAAATACACTTGAAAAGGTACAAATGTTTTGGAATTATTTTTATAGTAATGGATGTATGAAAAATAAACCTTGGGAGGCTTTTATAATTAGAAATGGTAATTGGGAAACTGTTATGTTTGAAAATGAAGAAATATTATATGGTTTATTAAATAAAAAATATAACAATTATGAAGAAGAAGCAATTAAAGGTGATATTATAATTGAAGACGATTTTGACTTTTATATCTCATCAGATGAAAATGGGGATTAATGGATTTTTCTTTTCTTATTCGAATCTGCAGACACATTTATCTCGTCGTTTTTATTATTATTATTATTATTATTATTATTATTATTATTATTATTATTATTATTATTATTATTATTTTTATTACTGATATATTCATCTAATTCTTTGTTAATTTTAATATTTTTAAGAACTTCATCTACAATGCCTTTAAGGCGTGTTTGAATAGTCCAATTACTTTCACATGCAATAGATTCACAGCATAAACAATCTATATTTTTTAGTTCTTTTAACGCAGCCTTTCTCTCGTTATTTGCATAAACCAAAATTTTAGAGTAGGGTTCGCCATTTAGTTCAATGGTTGGCGGCTTAAAAGGAAAAGATCTATGAAGTATAATTCCTATAACGTGACATTCAGCAATAACATTAATAACCGGAACTTTTGAATAGTCGTCAAATGCTACTATAAAAATAGAATATGTTTCAGACAAATCTTCTAAGTCCTTAATAAGTCGTCTTCTATAAACATTGCCGCAAAAAGAAGCAATTTTATCTGATAATTCGGGTTTTAACACAGGTTCTAATATTGATGTCATTTTATTTATTATTTATAGTGTTATCCTTTTAAATTTTGATTAATATATATTATTTTTTTTTATATTAATCTAACCTATATATAAGAAATAAAAATGAAGGAAAAAAACGTTTGTAAAGATTTAACATTTAACGATTGCGAATTGGCTATTTTGCGTATGGCAGTTGATAAAGCCGAAGAAAAAATGGCAAAACGTATTGTTAATTCAGACGATATTAAGCGTATTATTCATATTGTAGAAAACTTTATAAAAATGAAAAATCTAATTTGTTATGGTGGAACCGCAATCAATAATATATTACCAGAAGAAGACCAATTCTATAATAAAGAATTAGAAGTTCCTGATTATGATTTTTTCTCTGTTGATGCGTTAGATGACGCAAAGGCGCTTGCCGATTTATACTATAAAGAAGGCTTTACTGATGTTGAAGCCAAATCCGGTCAGCATCACGGCACATATAAGGTTTATGTTAATTATATTCCTGTTGCAGATATTACTTATTTGCCTAAGGAAATATATAACGCATTAAAACAAGACGCTATTCAAGTAGGCGGAATTTTATACACACCACCCAATTATTTAAGAATGTCAATGTATTTAGAATTATCCAGACCAGCAGGCGATATAAGTAGATGGGAAAAGGTAATGAAACGCTTAACATTATTAAATAAACATTATCCTATTACGGACATTAATTGCGGACAAGTTGAATTTCAAAGAGATATGGAGGTTCCAGATTTTGAAGATAAAATATATGATGTAATTCGTAACACATTTGTTAATCAAGGTGTGGTGTTTTTTGGCGGTTATGCGCTTTCTCTCTATTCTCAATATATGCCTAAGAATCAAAGACGCAAAATTGAAAAATTACCAGATTTTGATGTTTTATCCAATGATCCTGAAACAACCGCGCAAATTGTTAAAGAGCGCTTAAAAGACGTTGGAATTCATAATGTTAAGATTGAAAAGAGAGAACCTATTGGTGAAGTGGTTCCTCTTCATTATGAAATAATGATTGGTAAAGATAGTGTTGCGTTTATTTATAAGCCTATTGCGTGTCATAGTTACAATAATATTAAAATTGCAGGACAAAAGGTAAAAATTGCCACAATAGATACTATGTTAAGTTTTTATTTGGCGTTTTTATATGCGAATAAGCCTTATTATAATGATTTCTTAGAAAGAATTTTATGTATGTCAAAATTTCTTTTTGACGTCCAACAAAAAAATAGACTTTCACAAAAAGGTTTATTACGTCGTTTTAGTGTTACATGTTATGGACACCAAGAATCTGTTGAAGAAATACGCGCACATAAAGCGGAAAAATATAAAGAACTTAAAAAATCCGGCGATAAAAATGCATTTGAAGAATGGTTTTTGAATTATAAGCCTGATGAAATTAACTCAAAAAACAAGAAAGATAATGAAAATGGAGAGAAAAAAGAAAATGGAAAAAAGAAAAAGGAAAAGAAAACTGGTAAAAAAGCTAAAAAAACTAAAAAGAAGAAAGGTATTTTGGGCTTATATGGCGGCAAAACATGTAAAAAATATTATTGATCGGGATAACAAACATCGCCATAGCAATGGTCTAATTTATCTTGAAATGTAACACGCTTTCCTGAGCCACCAAATTTGGTATATAAAAAGTATCCTAATAATAGAACACCTATAACTGCAAATACGTACATATACATAGAAGAATTACTTTCGCCACCTTCTTGCGCAACATTGTTATTTAATGCAAATGTTGAATCAGTAATATCTATTTCATCCATTTTACAAATAGAAAATATTAATTGTCTTAAATTTAAACTAATTTTATAAATAAAATTTTATAAATAAAATTTTATAAATAAAATTTTATAAATACAATTATAAACAATAGTTCTCTAAAAGTATTACAAAAATATCATATGAAATTTTTGACATTATTTTATATGCTACATTTTCCTTAAATTCATCAGGAATTCGCGACTTTATAAACATTATACAATGTATAATATAAATACAAATCTTTTCAAATAAGAGTTTACAATTGTTAAATGCTATATAACTATAATTCCAATCATTAACATAACTACACATAGAAGTATTACATTCCTTTATAAAAAATCCATGTATATCCAACAATCCCGAAAGAATGCGATGAAAATTGGTTTTCTCATTTTTAACATTAAATAAATAACCTACTTTATCGCTTCCGTATAAATCTAAATACAATATTTTATTTTCTCTCTCTTTAAAAATAAATGGCACAATACCATCAATATATTTATTTTCATATAACAAATTACCATCAATTAAATAAGGAACATAACTGGATTTTATAACACTATTTATAATTTCATCTACAGATTTATAGGTTGATTTTACCCGTTTTTCGCCGGTTTTAATATTATTATATGAAATGAATAGTCTATTATTTACATTTTCTAATAAATTTTTCGGTATTCTCTCTTTAACATGTTTTTTAATCTCTTTTAAACATGACAATTGCATTTTATTCTTAAATTCATTGCTAATTATGTCATATAACTTAGGCATTAAATCTAACCCATCAATAAAATAAAGAAATGCAACAATTGAGCCCACACTACAGCCAGATATTCTATTAATTTTTATATATTTTCTTCTCTCCATTTCTTTTAAAAAATATAATGCGCCAACATGGTAACTTCCGTTAAATACGCCGCCGTCTAAAACTAAGTCAATTGTTTCTGGTTCCGCACGATTTTTAATTTTATCTGGTAAGTTTTCTATTAATTTGCTTATATATTCATTTATCATTTATTATAAATAAGAATTAACTAATTTATAATAAAACGTATTTTATTTTAATATTTTTACCTTTTTTATTTTATTTTCTATTTTCCAACAATCTATTTATAAATGACTCCTTTTCTTTATGAGAAACATACATATTAATTATTTCTGCAGGAGAATAAAAATGTTCTTGAACTTGTTGTAGTAAGTCTTTGTCAATATTATTTCCAAATAAATGGTTATACATTTCTGCGATTACATTATGACTTGCGTTGCTTAATTCGTGCGTAATATCAATTCTACCAGGTCTAATTAATGCAGGGTCTAATTTATCATAATGGTTTGAAGAAATTACTAAAATTCTACCAGGTGTCTCCCTAATACCATCCCATAAATTTAAAATATCATCCAATGTTATTAAATCAGAATTTGATAT